TTTAAATATATTGGATTTATAGCCATCTCATACCTTGGCGTTTTAACAATTGCTAAATGTTCGTATCTTCCTTCAAGCAATTCTCTATCATAGCCAACATTGTTTAATGTCCCGCCGCTTCCATATTTATCGCCAAACCAAGCGGTAGATATCCCATAACCATCATTTAACAAATCAATGCCTTTTTGATCATCTACAACAAAATGTGCATACCAGAGATCATCTTTTGAATCATAATGCATATCAGCAACACGACCTACTACGGGTAGTAAGCCAATGTTTTCATCGGTAATAAGATCACTTGGATGGTCAATGACCAGAGGAACACCCATTATTGACTTTGAAATCTTTTCTAGTGTTTCTTGAGTCACTAAAACAGTTTCATTTGAGTAAGCACAAAGTCCGCGCCTCATACATGGCATCTTTATTACTTTACCAATAGCTTTTGTTTCTTTCATAAAAACACCTTACTATTTAATATTAAAATGAATTTTTGTATTGTTTATAAATTTATCAACTAACAATATATCATTGCTCATATTCATTATAGCTTCATCAGGGTTTTTTTGATAGTAAGGTTCAAACTTATTACCATTCCATATCATAACATCACAACCACACATTAAAGCTTCACTATTGACCGCTGTATGATAATCAAATGAATATAAAGTTTTTGTTGATTTTAAAAGATGGATCAATTTAAAGCGTGGAGTAGGCCATTCTCTTGTTATGATCGGTAGACCATCTATTTCATGTGGAGTTATATTTGGGCCTTTCCCATACCATACAACACCATTATTCACTCGCTCAATATCGTCATTGATACCTATCATGTCTAGATATGGTAAAAAGAAAGTCTCCACTATCTTTTGATTTGTGGCCTTCTTTGCCGCTTCTAAATAATCATCATGATAAGACACAACATATTCATAATCTGGATAATGGCTAGGTCCATTCCCTAACTTTGCCGGAAAGTATAAAACCCATCTAATTGTATTTATTCCATCTTTAAAAGTAACAGGGTAAACTTCCGGTAATATCCTCAAATCATACCGGCTACTTTCTTTTGAATAATTACCCCATTGTTGATTAAGAACATGGCAATTCATATTAACTCTATGGCCTAAAGTATGGCACAAATAGCCTAGATAATGCAGAACTCTGATACCCCCGCACTCATTCCAGTAATTAGGCGCGATTATATTTATATTCATTGATTACCTTATATTGCTGCATGTTGTGTAAATTGGAAGATAACATTCCCATTTTTTTCTGATATATTTTTCAGTTTCATAATAATTAGCTGGAATTGTTACAAGTGAAGAGTTATGAAAACAATGAATATCAACTATGTAATTAGTCATTCCTTGTTTTCTTGCCTGTAAACAAATATCTGTACCAAATAGATGATTATTGATTATTTTTTCATCAAATTTCAAAATTGGGAAAGAACTCTTTCTAACCACTAAAATCAATTCATCCATTGTATTTACTAATGTTGGCTTACTTTCTATTGTTCTAAATAAAAAACCTCTATCAGTTACATTTGCAGATGCTATTCCGTTAATTCTCATTCCCGCTGAACCAAGAACTCCCCAATTAGTATTGTTTAGTTTATTCAAAGAGAGTTCTAAGTCATTGAAAAATGTATTTGGCAACAAAACATCATGATGTACAAATATTATTATGTTTTCTGAACACTCATTGATAGCTTCATTGTATGCTTTACAAACATTAGTATATCCATATTTTATATGTAAATCATGGTTGAATATGTCAGGTGATTTTAAAAGATTGTTATTTAAAACTTCTGCATTATGTGAAGATACTACTATTGAATATTTAGTCATTTTATCGCCTTTAGCAAAGCGACTACATGACAAACTTGGCTTACATCCTTTGCCGTAGTTGATAAACCTAATATTTCAAATTTTGGTCTAATATTGTATAATGCTCTGCAATTATCATAAGCATAATACCAGAAGGAATTCTCATTCCAGAATGAATAATGGGTAGGGTCTTGATAAGCACCTCTTCCATCTGTAGATGGTGTAAAAGAATAAAACAATCCGTTTGGCTTTAATATACGCCAAATTTCTGTCATTATATGAATACGTTTATCGTTATTGATATGCTCCAAAAAGTCATTAGCATGCATTTCGTCGGCAACATTATCATCTAATGGTATTGTTTCGTTGCAATCGCAAACTAAATCAACTCCATCTAATTGTTGACAATCAATTCCAAAAAAACCTGCTTTCTTTCTTCTTCCACAACCTAAATCGATTTTCATTTTTTTCCTTTATAAATCTGCTATTGGTATGTCTACACATCGGCAATTGGGATATCCACACAACGGCAATTCCAATCCATGCCAGGGTGGCCGCGTCTTTCCGGTTGATTGGCTTCGCTCACTATTGGTGGATGATCCCAATCGAAGGTTTGTCCATCTAATTCCATGTGTCGCTTTCTAACTATATGATCTTTTGCACTAGACCATTTATACTCATTGATTCCCCATTGTTGATATTGGGATCGTTTAAACATTACTGTCAATAATGCCGTTTCTTGGCGGGCAATGAATATCGACCTTTGCTTTGATATGTTCAGTTTTGCTTGAATGTATTGCTGTATATGAGTTCTTGGCGCACCTTCCAAAATCATTGTATTAAGATCAGCACGAAGCTTTTCAACGGTATCTTGAGCAAAATTATCAAATGACTTTCTAATGCCTGTTATAGAGTCTCGTTCTAGTGTTCTTCGAATGGGTAGTTCTATTGTGGTCAGATAGTCTTTACTTATCTTTTGCAATCCTTCAGTGTCGAGTTTAGGCTGGACAGCAATTGATTTTCTTAGCGTAGTTTTCATTTTAAAGTTTAGTTTTGTGAGTGTTTCGTCGGCTATTGCCATTAACTCTTTATCGTCTTTCTTCAAATCGGCAAGAAGTATTGGCATGTTTAACAGTATCTTTTCTAACCTACTTTCTATTGCTTTGTTAAATATCGCAGAGTTACTTATGTTCCTTGCAATGGTAGCTTTAACAACAAAAGGTAGAAAGTCTTTGTGAATATGCCATTCACCTTTCTTTAATACCGCACCAATAATTCTCATTTGTATGTTGATTCTAGATGAAAACTTGCCCACAAATTTACCATCTACATACATTATCAAGCCTTCTTTTAAAGCTTTAATTAATGCATCGTCTTTTGCGTTTTTATTTATTTCATTTGATGTTTCTATCAATGGATCGAATACCATTGCCTTGATATGTTTGTATAGATATATGGCAAGTTTTTTATGCCATATATCTTTGTAATGAACAGACTCTAATCGTATCTTAGTCATTATTATTTTCCCGGAAATTGTGACCTTTGACTTGATTTTGGTGCTTCGATTTCATCAATACCCATTTCTTTTAACTCTTCCAATGAGTATGTCTCATTTGGGTCTAAATCGATATCAAATATCTTAGCTGTATTTATTAATTCTACCGCTTTATCAGTAGTACATAAGCCACCATTGACGCAAGATATAACTCGTGTTAAATCTTCTGTTTTGATTAAAGATTGCTCTTTATTTGTCATTATCCTTAGTGGTTTAAATTCAAAGTCAATGTTTTCAGGGATGTAACCTAGCACCTTTTGACTTACTATTTTTAGTAATGTGATCATTCCAGTTTTAACTTTTGACCTGATTTCAGACTCAACCATAGAGTTATAATTCTCGATATCATCTTCACCACTATTAAACCCAGCGGCTGATATTCCAAAAAGTTTAGTCATTGGCATACGCAAATCACAAGCTAAACCTATCCTGATTTGTGTCAATATCTCTGATAAACCCGCAAAAGCTAATGTTTTTTGATCGTATTCATCTTCAGAATCGACAACGATTGCATTCTGATAGTTTTTGATTTTCGCCGCTTCTGAAACACGTTGTGCGGTTAATCTTGCTCCATCGGGAGTTGATATAGAACTATTAAAACCGGATATTTTGAATACATCTACCTTGCTTTCATCAAGTAACTCATATATGACATTTTGATGTTTCATGTATTGATTATATGACCTTTGTATCTTTTCTAATTCTGACACTCCCCAGCCACCAAATTGCCCACGTATTAAGCTTGGCGCATCTTTGTTTTTAAGCTTTATCACGTTGTCTTTATGCATCTTATGACCATAGTAATTGTATGGACAGTCATCAATATCTTGCTCTGCTAATTGATCCAATATTGCATTGCCACGAGGCATAAATGATAATTCCCATTTATCCACAGCATGAAATAGTAGTTTAGTTTTTTCTGTTATTCCCGCAATCCTAATCGGTTTTGTAAAGTCTTGACCGGCATTAATGATGATACCAGCGCCACCATATAATCTTGACCATTTTAAAGCCTGCGCGTAGGTATTAATGACTTGTTCCCTGTCTAAATAAGAGTCAATATCTTTGATGTCATCGGGTGATAACTCTGGACAGATTATCGTTATCCCGCCTCTAAATGCATCGTCTACCGGTTGATCAATTAAAACTTGAACAATACCATGCTCAAGATATGTTTGTGCTAATAGTGCTCTGTTTAATGATATTGCATGACCACGATTGTTATACATGAGTGAGTCAGTTTGCGATAGATTCGCTCCTACTCCCCTAACAAAGTCTGTCATTGAGTTCATTTTCATTTCATTAGTTGGTTCTATTTTTGCACTAACTTTATTATATTTACGTTTAATTTTCATAGTTTTGCACCTCTGATATTATGATCTCACATAACACCTTTATCGTAAATAGTAACTTTTATATTTTTATTCTACAATCGTTTGAGCAATATTTTTTATTAACATACTTGTTTTTTTTAAACTCATTACCACAGAGAGCACATATAGAAATAATATCGTCTATACCTGATAATTTTCTATGCTTACTAACACATGATTTTGAACAAAACCTATTTGAATTGCCATGTGTTTTAGTCATATATTTTACGCCACATTGTTCGCAATTTTTTTCAATAGGTTTAAAATTTTTATAAGATAACTTTGCTATTCTTTTATGAAAGCCTTTGCCTTTTGGAGAGTCTCTAAATTCTTTTGATATCTTGGCACAATGTTCTTTTCCTTCATCTGAGTTATGCCATACCTTAGCTAATATCCTGATTTTATCTAAATGAAGTAATTGCTTTTCTAATCTATCGCCTACCATTGGATGTTTATTTACATGCTCTTTTGGAGTTAAACACTCTAAATTTTCGATTGAATTATTTCGTGTGTCTCCATCAATATGGTGAATATGATATCCTTTTGGTATGGTTCCATTATAGTGTTCCCATGTTTCTTGATGAAGATATATCCTTATTCTTTTTAGGTTAGTTTGCTTTCTTCTATGGAAATATTTATCTCTTTTTGATTGTGGATACCTGTAATATTTTTCACCATTCCATTCTATAGATTCATATTTCATCTTACATAACTCCCACATCATAAATCGTAACTTTGCGTTTTATGAAGTTATTGAGCGAATACCTAATTGAGTCTATGATATGATTGTAATCGTCTATTATTACAGGCAATATCTCCGTTGTATGCTTATCTATTTTGAATGAATATCGTTTGAATTCTTCGATTGTGTGCTTGCATGTCGGATGAATAATTACCTTGTCAAATGCTCCTCTAATGAATTCTACTCCATCTTCGATTGATCCATTCCATTTGTCCGCGCCTTGTATATTCCATCCTTGATTTTTTAAATATGATATTGTTTCAGGCCTAGCACAATCAGCAAATATTTTATAATGTTTTCCTGCTATTACTTTCTTAATTAGCTTTCCTAAATCATCAATTTCTACGTGATGCGCATATGCTTCTTTATCAATATATAAATTCCTATTCCTGATAAAACATCTAATAACTGTAGATGGATCTTTAGCAAAACCAAAATCCATGCCGTGATAAAAAGCTTCTATTCCTTCCGAAGAGAACTCTTCTACACTATACTTTCCTTTAAATACCTGTGCGTCTGATACTGTCCTTAATTCACCTTCCCAAACGTGTAAATACTTTTCATAATCTGTTTTCCTCATATGTTCCATTTCGTTTTTTAATACTAATGGAAAGTATGGGTTATCGTTCCAATTAACTTTTTTAACTACGCTTAAAGGCTGTTGTTTAACAATAAATTCTTGATAAACGGGATCATCTTCGTGCGTAGGGTTAAATGATATTATCAGTTTACTATGTGGTTTTCTTATGGTTGGCTTGAGTATATCCCAGCTAGCTTGCGATACTTTGTCCGCTTCTTCTATCCAACAAATGTCAATTCCTTCAGTAGATTTAACCGCTTCGATATTGTGGGCAAGGCCTTTAAAAATGAATTGACTACCATTAATACACATTAATTCATGCAATTTTATCTGAAAGTATGGCTCAAGTTTGTATCGATAAACTACGCCAGATAGTAGTGAATGAACAGACTCCATTATTGATGATTGTAGTTCTCTAGTGCATAGTATTTTAATTGGTGATCTTAAAGCTTGAACGATTAGATAACGTGCAATGCTATGTGATTTGGCACTACCTCGCCCACCATAATAGACATAATAACGATATGTATCATTAAACAAATCAACAAATGCCGGTGGGATTCTAATATCAGCCATTTTGTTCTATCATGTTTTCTTCATGCTCTATTATGCTACTTGTTGCT